GATGTATTGACTAAAGTTTATGGTGATGGAGTAGTAAAATCAACCATTCTTTTACCAAAATTGTTGAGAGAAGGTGTTGATAATCATGAAGTTAAAGCATATGAAGAATGGTTGGATAAAAGATGAAACGATATGGAATGACTCAAATGGAGACTATCAAAACACATGATGGTGATTCAATCATTTTTGAACCACGTGTGATTGCAACATTTATGAAATCAACATATTATAAAAATGTATTGAATCTAACACCAGCGGAAAGAGACAAATATTTTGAAATGTCTTGGAAATATAAAGACATATTAACTGTTCTATTTGATTCAAATATGGAACACACAACTGAGGCTGGGTGGGTAAAGAAAACGGACATTAGAACACCACCGGAAGAATTTGATAATTATGTTTCACAACCAAAAGATGAAGATTTAACCGATGAAGAACATGAATTGAAGTTGGAATATTTGAAACAATATAAGGACTGGTTCGAAAAACAAAATTGATTGAGGTGTTATTATGGTGATGAATTCTGCTATGACAAAAGAAGATAGAGACCGTTATCATTGGTTTCAAAATGCACAAAATTTATTCTGGCAAAGTCCAATATGGGAAGTGCAAACAAGATTCGATGAGCAATTCAACGAAACACTATTGGATGAAATTTATGGTATCGGTAAAGATATCGTATTGGGTAAAGACAAAGACCCAAAAAACAGTATATGGGATTACAGCCGTCCCAATCTAGATATACTAAAACAAGAAATTATAGACATTGTAACCAAGAAGATTGTGCAAAATATTCCACAACTTAGGATGTTGAACATTCGTGGTTGCGAACACTTTATGGGTTGGGTGAATGTGCGTGAACCAGGAGAGAAACTGGAAGTTCATGGACACACCGAATCGGCTATTGCTGCAACTTACTACATCAAAGCAAAAGAAGGGTGTGGTGACCTTGTATTGTTTGATTCGTCACATGCAATTGATTGGTTAAATATTTCTTTGAGTGGAACACCACAACTAAAAGAACGTAGATATAAACCAGTAGAAGGTCGTTTGATTTTCTTTCCTTCTTATGTGTTGCATGGTGTTGAAGAAAATAAGTCCGATGACTTACGTATCTCATTGTCTACTGACCTCAGAAAAGTGGTAGACAAGAACGCACAAAATACGGTCATTTTGAAATCTTGGGGTGGTCGTATGGCAAAGATTAAAGAGTGGAAATAATGTTCACTAAATTGGAAAGCACGTTTGAGAAACCACTTTTTGCCGTTATTGACCAATTAAAAGATTTTAAAGGTGAAGATGGTAAAGGTATAGATTACAAAAAGATATGGACACCAGAACCTAGAAAGATTTACGGTGTGTTGCCTGAAAGATACTGGAAAGATTTTCACTTGACAGTAATGACAATTAATTGTAAAATACCTCCACATACAGATACCGAAATTATTACCTCAATTAATTTCTATCTTCAAACAGAGGGTTGTAGAACAGTATTTTACAAACCAAAGGTTGATGCGCCAAGGACCGCACAGGTCGAAAATCAAACCAATGGTCACATATACTTTGAAGAAGATTTGGAAGAAGTTGATAGTTTCGTAGCCAAAGATTTTGAGGTGTGGGCACTTGATGTAACTCAAATACATAGTGTTCAGGGTGATTTTAAACTAAGAAAAGCAATTACACTTGGCACATTCGTTCATAAGTATAAGGACGTAGTTGAAATGTTAAAGGAAACGGGTAATGTCATTTGTTAAATTAAAAGGCACATTTGAATATATGCCACACACAATCATACCGCAGGGTCGAGCAGACTCTTTTGCGGGTAAATATGGATTGGGTGTAAGGCATAACACGATTTGGACACCAGAACCAGAAAAAGTTGTACTGTATAAAGTTATACCTGAGCGATATTGGAAAGATTTCCAAGTAACAAGAATGTCAATCAATAGTCTATTGTTACCACATGTGGATAATGATTTCATTACAACAATTAATTTCTATTACGATCCACAAAATTATAGAACTGTATTTTTCAAAGCAAAGCCAAACGCTAATGCTTGGAAAACAGAAGAAGATAGACACCTTGGTGTTGATAGTGGCACCATTGTTGACCAAAACGTAAATGTGGAAGAATTAAAAACAAGAGTTAAAGAGTTTGTTGCTCAAAAACAAAACATGCCGACATGTGAGGAAATTACATATGTTGATGCTGTCTATTCATTCGATGATGTTTATGAAATTGGATCTTTTGTGGCACAACCAAGTGAAGCATATATGTTAGATGTTAGAATACCACACAATGTTGAACCGCAAGGTGGAGAAGCCAATTTAAGAAAAGCTTTTGCTCTACGAACAAGATTTTATGATTATGGTCAAGTGTATGATATGTTAAAAGAAACTGGTTACTTATAAAGGATAAAAGATGTTTTTCGAAAAATTAAATTATACAGTAGATATAGAGAAACTTAAAAAAGAAGTTCGTGAAAGTGTATTCACATTGGGTGACCAAGTAGTCCAAGGCGAAGAATATGAAACACCACAATACAATGGTTTTGGTGGTTGGAGTTTATTGTGTAAAGAAGCCACATGGACTGGCGGTTGGGAAGCAATTCAGTTGGAAAAAGGACAAACACTTGAATCCTTTTTACCAACAGACGATTTGGTTTTGAAAGCATACAAATACTTTAATATCTCACATGGACTTGAACACGACAAACCAACAGAAGCATACGTTGGTGAGATTAAAAAAGTTTTAGATGATATACGTGAAATGGGATTTCATCCAGTAAGAGCTCGTGTGACCTGTTTGAAAGCACATTCAAAAAGTTTAGTTCATAGGGATGCGGAAGAAACTGAATACATGGCACGTATTCATATTCCATTGTGGACAAATAAGAAATGTGTTCATATTTGCCAAGGTAAAAATTTACACATGCCAGCTGATGGTGGTGTATGGATTCTTTGGACAAATCAATGGCACCAAATCAGAAATGATTCCGATGAAGATAGATATCATATCATTATGGATGCATATGATACAAAAAAAGTGACCAAACATTTTCACTACGAAGGTGAGTTTGAACAACTGCAAAATTGGGTAAGAGGCAACCGAGAAAAAATTGATGCGGTTGAATTGACCGAAGAAGATATCGATTTCTTTGAAGCTATTAAACAAAAATATGTGACTAGAATTGTAAAAGACGCTGAAATTACTTAATATGAACGAAACACATGGAATTGTTTTCACTGGCATGGAAAGAACTAGAACGATTAGTCGTCCAGCCGGTGCAGCAAGATTGAGAACATTTTTGGAACCACATGGTTTCAACATTGAAGTTATTGATTATTTTGGCAACTTCACAGAAGAAGAATTGGAAACAATCTGTGCTAGATTTATTGGACCAAAAACTTTGTTTGTTGGCATCAGTATCACGTTCGTGTATGCATTTGATAAAATCAATCATCTATTCAAACACATTAAAGAGAAATATCCACACGTAAAAACATTGATTGGTGGTAATGAAACACCCATTAGTGGTGTGGATTTGACTAAGGTCGATAGAATCTTTTGGGGTTATGCTGAAGAAGCAGTATTGCACTATTTGAAATTCTTAACAAAGAAACGTTTGGATGATTTGAAATGGGTTCCTTACAGAGAAACATTTTCAATCAATGCTGAAATGACATATAAGAATGATGATAGTGACTTATCAATCAAGTGGTTAGAAAGTGACCTAATCAAAAATAATTTCTTGCCTATTGAAATCAGTCGTGGTTGTATTTTCAGGTGCCGTTTCTGTGCCTTCCCGTTGTTAGGTAAAAAGAAGAATGATTACATTCGTCACGTAGACAACCTAGCTGATGAGTTGCGTAGAAACTATGAATTGTTTGGCGTCAACAACTATTGGTTTAATGATGACACATTCAATGATAACGTGGTGAAACTAGAGTATGTTGCGGAGGCTATTGCAAAGAGTGGTGTTAAGATTACATACACAGCATTCCTACGTGCAGACTTGATTGAACGTTTCCCTGAAACTATACCAATGCTTGCTGATACAGGTCTTGTTGCTGCAACGTTTGGCCTTGAATCTTTGCATCCAGAGGCCAAGAAGGCCATTGGTAAAGGTCTGGATAACGAGAGACAGTTTGAAGCAATTAGACAGTTGAAGAAATATAAACCAATTTACACATATACAGGCATGATTGCTGGTTTACCTGGAGAACCAATCTCTAGTGTAATGAAAAGTCAACAGATATTGTTAGACCAAAACTTTGAGGTGTTTGATAATTGGGATTGGTGGCCACTTTTAATTCGTAAAGGTTCAGTCAGTCGATTGAGTGAATTTGAAAAAGAGTATGATAAGTGGGGGTATAGTGAAATGGCACCTGGTGAATATAAAGTTCCAAAAGGTGATGATGATTTCAGATATGCACAAGAAGATGAAGGTATTATGATTTGGAAAAACAAATACACAAATTGGTATACCGTCAGAACTATTGCCGATTCTTTAAATAAAGAAACAGAACAACACCGTATTGCAGCAGGCAAATCAATCTATGGCAATGCAAATAAAGGTGTTAGTATCAACCATGACGTATACGAATTGGTTGGTCTAGGTGTTGATGTTAAAGATATTATTGACGGAACGTTCGATAAACAACTTCTAAATAAAAAGATAGAAGAAGCTGACAAAACTATTTTAGAATACAAACAATTGAAGTTAGGATTATTGTAATGTTCATTTATTGCCCACCAAAAGAGATTCCAAAAATTGAGTCTCAAACTTTCCCTGATGGGAAAAGATATTATGTTACACCTGATGGTAAAAAACTACCATCAGTAACTACTGTGGTGGGAGCTCAGAAAAAAGAGGCCATCATGGCATGGCGCCGCAGAGTTGGTGATGAGGTTGCAAACAAAATCTCCAGACAGGCCACATCACGTGGCACCAACATGCATACATTGTGTGAATACTATTTGAACAATGAACCAAAACCACCAGGTAATGTTATGCCTGATGCTAAAGAAATGTTCATAGCAATCAAACCGTATTTAAACAAAATCAATAACATACACTACCAAGAGGTTGGATTGTGGTCCTCACAACTAGGATTGGCAGGTCGTGTAGACTGTATTGGTGAGTATGAAGGTGTCTTATCGGTGATTGACTTTAAAACATCGAAGAAGGTTAAGAACCGTGAAGATATCTTGGATTATTTCTGGCAAACTACCGCATATGCATTGATGTATGAAGAATTGGTTGGTCAACCAATCAATGATTTGGTGATTATTATGGCTGTGGACAATGCACCACCAGTTGTTTTCAAAGAAAAGACACACGACCACATTGAAGGTTTAGTTAGAGCTATTGATTATTACCACAAAAACAGTTGACAAACTAAATAAATTGGTGTATAATACAATTATGGATAAATTATTTTTACTTGTTATTGTTGTAGGTTTACACGCTTATTGGATTTATAAGTTGGTAAACTATGATTGGAATAATTTTGAAAAAGATTCAGAGGGTGACGATTTTTTGAAACCCTATGAGTGATTATGGTTGTATGAAGCAACTAGAAACGTATTCTGTAATCTTCAACTCCACTAAATAAAAGTGGAGGTGTATATGAGAAGTTATTCCTTGATTTGTTGTGATGGTTGCGAAAAACAATTTGAAAAAGAAACAAGATATGTAAAAGCGGCTGAAAAGAAAGGTAGACGCCTTTACTGTTCACTATCTTGCCATGCAAAACACACAAGAGAAGAAAAGTTGGGTGTTTGGGTGCATAGTGAAGAAAACAAGAAAATGGCCAGAAGTTTGGCTGGTAATAGAAAGGATGAATATAGTCCTTTCAGAACACTATTAAAAAGTTGTAGAACAAGAACTAATAAAGGTGGGAATCCAAAAGGTGATTTTAATTTGGATTTACCATATCTCAAAGAACTTTGGGAAAAACAAAACGGTAAATGTGCCATCACAAAGGTTGACTTAATTTTAGAATCTAGTTATAATAAAAATTATCAAGCGTCACTGGATAGAATTGATAGTTCCAAAGGATATGTGAAAGGCAATGTCAGATACATTAGTGTATCCGCAAATTGGTTAAAGAATAACCTGGATGATGAACACATAAAAGAATTTATCCGGATTTGTAAAATGGTAGTAAACTGATTTTTTGAAAAGTTGGCAAGACGCCGGGGCAGCACCGGCCATCTCCACCAAAAGAATTCTTCACCCTGTATAGAGACAGACAAGTGCTATAGACTATACTAAAGAGTTCTTTTGATGGGGATGAACCAGTTTCGATTGACAAATTAGTAAATTAATTGGCTACCCGACACAGATAGTCGTAAAAACTAAATCAAAGTAAACGCAAACGATGAAAAGTTCGCATTGGCAGCCTAAACGCTGACTAGGGTTCGGTGGGTTCCTCGTAACAGAATACCCACCATTAATTTGGAGGAGTAATGCAGTCTATTTGGTATAGAAATGAAATAAAAATTGCTGATGAATTGATGGAATTAGCACCAAAATTGCGTGAAGAATTTTTGGCACATCATACAGATTTTTTTACCACATTCAAAGGTGGTATTTCTTATGCCGCTGCTAATCCATACACAACACTAAATGAATCCGAAAAGCAAATGTGGAAAGTTGAAGGATTACGTTATTGTTATCCCGAACAAAATGTTGAATATAACTTCTTCTTAGAAGAAAAAATACAAAGTCTTTTCCCTACAGCATCAGCATTAACAAAAAAATATTTCACACCAAAATATGGTTGTAGTGGTTACAGCATTTTGGATGCTGGTGGTGTGATTGAACCTCACGCTGATATTGAAAACTCATCACACAAAACAATTCGTATACACATACCTTTAATTGTTCCTGAAGGTGATGTGTGCTTTGAGGTTATTACCACAAAAGTGGACTGGTCAGACCTATTTGGTTTTGACAATGGACAAATGCATAGTGCATACAACAAATCGAAACAACGAAGATTGATATACATTCTTGATGTATCAAGGTCAATTCTGGGTATTCCAGAATATGACGGTGTGGAGTTTCATAAATAATTATATGGGTTCGGTGGGACCCATTTAAAAAATCCACTATCACACATTACACAACACAATTAGGAGAAAACTATGTCAAACATGACACCTTTTGAGATCCGTCTTGAACTATTAAAAATGGCGAGAGACATGTTATATGATTCATACAACGCAGAAAGAGACCGTCTTTCACAAGACTGGAACATCAAATGCGATACTGCAAAAGCCAAAGGTGAAACACCACCTGAACATCCGGCTTTGCCAGCAATCCCCTCAGAACAAGATATTATCAACAAAGCCCAAACACTAAACGGCTTCGTTTCTAATATTCAATCACCAGAACCAACCACAAAAGTTCTGTCTACAAAGAAATCTACCTGAGGGTTAGGGGCTTCGGCCCCTTTACACACACAAGGAGAACTAATGAAGTTTTTATCAACTTTAATTTTAGCTTTATCTATTTTATTTTTGCCTCTAAAGGCATATCAAGCACAACCAGATTTACAACAACAAGTTAGTGCTGATATAAAT